TTTCTTCTATGTCATTTTTCATATTTTCATTTTCATCAAGAAGTTTATTAAGCTTAAGCTTCTGTTCGCGTTCTTCTTTATATTTATCAAGCTCTTTTGTATTAGTATACAAAAGAGCTTTGCTATCTTTCAGTCTCACAAGATCTTTATTGTCTTTTACTTTGAGAAATTCTGTCATGTGATTATACTTGTAGAGCCAAACAACGCATATCTGCCATTCTAGGGATAATCTGAGTTGTATTTGAAACTAAAACAATCTTGCATGCAAAAGTTTTGAATGTTTCAAATACACCATCGGTTGGTGTAGTATATCGGATAATATTGCTGTTGTTGGAGTATTTAAACGCTCCGTACTGAGACTCTAGACCCGGTATCGTCCCGACGGTTGCGTTCGCCGAAACTATTGACAGATTAGAAGATACGGTCAACACGGTTGAATTCGGTATTGCTACAACTTGTCTTATGTTGAACCCAATAGTGTTTGATGAAGTATTAGCAGCCACATAAACAAATACACCAGCAGTAAATGATGCCGTCGAGCTCACCGTAATATTTGCCGATGTCGTGTTTACTGATGCGCTATTAGCGATAACCATAACCGAAGTTGGTAGATCATAAATCAGCTCAACGAAGTCATCTTTATTCACAAGACTGCTAGTAAGCGAGGAATCCGACAATTCAGTCATAGTCGACCAATCCTTACTCGTGATACTATCGGGATCAGCACCTGCTAGAAACTTGCCGTAGACTTTAAAGTTACTTCCAGTCGGTCTATATGCGGTGATGTAACAAATCATATCTTCAGCATCTTGTTGATCCGCAAGAATAACGTTTTTTGAAACGTATCTAGAAGCGTATTTTTGAGCATATCCACTAACTTCGCTAAATGCAGTTACACCGGTGATATTAGCTAATTTGGACTGTGTCACGTTATATATTGTCGTATTTGACGAAACAAACTTAGCCACCGAAGAAACGTTAGAAGACGTCACATTGACTACGTAAATTGTGCTTGAATTAGATTAGAATACCGTCCCGTTTGCGGTTACAGTCGAATTAGCTTGCTGGATTACATCACCGACAAGGAAATTACCGTTAGTATTGCTGTAAGCAATTCTGTATCCCGATAGATCAGATTGCTTACAGATAACATTGTCAGTCAATGTTGCTAAATTACGAATAGTATCAATATATGGACTAAGTTTCGTATTTGCTGAACTCAAAGATGCAGAAATTGATAATGAATTATTACCACCCGAATAAGCATACTCATTACTTTTGGACATCAACATTCTAGATTTGTCAATAAACTCATAAGGTATATCACCATCAACTGCTATATAAGCAGAATCTTTGTTTCTGCTTGTATCAGTTCCTTCAAATCCCCAAACTATATCTGTTTGATTTGCATGTATATTTGAAAGTTGAGTTGTAATACTTTGATAATTAGCATCAACGATTTTATTAATCTGAGCAGAAGCACCCGAAATGACACCGATCAAAAGTTGGCCATTACTGTTAGCAAAATTTTGTGTTCCATTAGAAGATACAGCATAGATGCTAAGAATACCATTATAACCTGGAGTCAATGCACTGAAATAACCTTTTAGATTTGCATCAGCTTTGACTCTACCGATAATTGCATTTGTATCAGTGAAATTTACATTTGAATCTAATGTTAGAGTTCTGGATGCAGGTGAAATAGAAGTAATCTGTCTGACATTTATATTTGCGCCTGTATTTGGCCCAATATAAATGTAGTTGTTAACGGTAAAATCCGTCAATAACGTAGAGTTTGCATTTGGCACTGTTATAACATTACATGCTGAAGTTGTTATAACGGTTTGATTTGCAAACGTTGGCGCAGATGCAACAAGATTTGATGTGGAACCTCTAATGGTATTAATGGTATTAAAAGCACCATATGTATTACCCATAACAACTGCAGTTGTATTTGCAAATAATACTGTTCCATATGCAGTAGCTTGTACTAAATTAGCAGTTACAGACCCAGCCGGCTGGAATACAGTCTCGCCGACAGTGAGCGTATTCGAACCACCAATAGTTAAAGAAGATATATTTAAAGTATTATTTGAAACAACAATTTGTTCACCTTTAGAGAATGCTCCGATAGCTTTATTAATCGAGAACCTATCGACTGCAGAATTTTTGAATATCGCAGTTGCAGTAGAAGAAGTGAACAGAGCAGTGTATAAATTATATTTCATACTTTCGTTTTGAATCGGCGTAAAATTCAAATCGTTAGATGATACAAACAAAGAACCTAACTGATTATTTGTGTAAATTGGTGTATTGGTTGCAACATCTGTACCACTAAGAGCGCCAATCCAAACATTATAATCTGGATTTCCCCCAACTGGGGCAACAACCAAAGCGTATTGTTCATTGGTTCTAAGTGACACAGGTGTATCAAAAATGAACGTAGTTGGAGTTGTTGAATCCTGACTAATATATACTTGTGATGCGTAAAGAGTCTTAGAACCATATGGTACTATTTTACTAGAAGGATAACCATTATTGGTTTCTCTTATCTGCAATTCAACACCAAAGGTACTAGATTTGCTTTGAAAAAATAGATCTACTTTGGTCAAGAAAATGGCATCAACACCTCTTTCAGGTTCGTTTATAATGAAAGTTTGCGCAATTGGTTTCGTCATTTACTTCTCATTCCGTGTTTTTATTATTTATTTAAATTCATAAGTTTTGATTAATCAGCACCAGCACCGCTACCCCCATCTCCAGAAGAACCGTAAGTATACTGGGTGTTATCAGAATAGTCATAATAGATAGTACCATCACCAGACCGATCTTCAGTCCATCCAGTTATAACCGGAGTAGATTCTACATCCACTACTGGAGGTTGAACTAGATCAGGTTGTGTTGGATTCTGTTCTTGAACAGGCTGTATTGATAACGTAGTTGTTGGAGTAGCTGCTATTGTGGGAGTTGGAAGTGGAATATATAAATCAAATCCATAATCAGTGTGTTGTAATGGAATTCTATAACCATCGGATAGACCATTATCAATATAAGCAAATGGTGGTAACCAAGGAGTATGCTCAGGATTTTTTGGTGGTTCGGTAATACCACCAGTATCACTGGGTGGTGGGTTTGTAACCCCGCCACCGGGATCAACTTGTGGCGGTCTAACTGTTGGAGTTGGCGCAAATTTTTGTTTTTGTACAGAAAGAGGAGAACAAAACATACTATAACTTGCTTGTGTTGTTATAGCACTTTCGCCTAATGTCAAATCAGAAATATCCGCAAGTCTAAATTCCAATTGACCACTTTTGAATACGTTTGATGGTATTTTGAATATACCATAGACATTTCCATAAATGTCACTGGTCAATTGAATACCCCAACCATTATTATGTGAGTACACGGTACCATCATAAGCAACGTATATATAAGAACCATCTATAGCAATCAAATTACCACCAGATTTAGTCCAGGATCCCAGATAAGGAGTAAGATTTAAAGTAAAAATGCTTACATTGATATTATCAAAATATACATAAAGATTTGTATTGGGCTTCATACCTCTAGCAGTAAAAAATACATCGGTAGAAGGAACAAAGCTTTGTATAGCAACATCTGTAATATAATCACCGTTATTTACATTTGTATCTGTAGGCTGTGTTGTAAATGATCTACCGATACTTGCTCTTTGTTGCGCTAAAGTTGCGGTAGTTGTAGTTCTAAAATTGTCAGCTGATTGAGAACTTGCAGTTAGATTTATCTGATCATCCGGCGATGATAAAATACCTGGGATCCAATTACCCCATTCTGTTTTATATTTGCTACTTGTACCACCACCAACAAAATTAGTATAGTTGTCAATGCTTCCATTAATCAGCGGTCTCTGTAGAAGGTCTACAGACGTAATACCGGGCGGATCCAGAATAAGAGTACCCCTATAATTGTATATATTACCTTCAATACAGTTTCTGTACTTTGAAGCAAATTGTTGACTTTGATTCAAATTATTTGCGGTATAAGGCAATGTGATTAGATCGCCCGTCATTACAGCTGTGGAAGACACGGCATCAAACTCAAGACTTACCGTTGCTTGGTTGAATATTGGTCTGGCCTCTGCAGTATTTCTATCAATTGAAATATTGTAAGTGCCATCATTTGTATTACCAATTGAATGATCTTTGAAAGGGTCAACCAAGATGCCGTTCTTGAAACGATTCTGACCCGTTGCATCACTGCGAACCAACAATGAATTCGTTGATTGCTCGAGAAGCGATAAAGAAGTATAGTATTCTAGATTTTCAATACGCTTCGAGAGTTTATTAATATCAGCCATCGTATAGCGTTTTGTTTGAAGCAAAGTTGTTTGAATAGAATAATCATAACGATTGTATCTTTTAGCTTCCGTAGGGGTAAGCGAAGGATAAGGTGATACAGTAGCAAACCCAATAGTCATTGTACCTGGAATTTCATTCGGCGCTATAGGGGATAATGAAGATTCGCCTTCGGTCACAAGGATTTCACCACCAGTAGTCAGAGCAATTCTATCTTTTCTAGGTAAGTAGAATTGAACAATGGATTGATAATTTGAGTCAGGCGATACTAGATAAGCCCCACCTGCACCATAAGTCTGTAGGGTTAGAGTATTAGAAGGATTGATTGTTGCTGAGGCAATTGTAGCGTTAGCAATACCTGTGTTCACTGCATATGGTCTGAAGTCAATACTATCCCTCAAATCGACCGTAGTACCGATTGTAGAAGTATACTGTGGTATCTGATATGTTTGAATCGCAACAGCATTTGATGTATTAGCATCATCAATTGGATAAGATGCAGCTGTGAAGAATCCAACACCCTGGGAAGGGGAAGCTATAAAGTTATCAACCGATACAAGCAATGTTGCATTTGGTGCAATGGGTTTTGGTGTTGAAATATATGAAAGACCATAGTAAGAATCTTGTTGACCCGTTTTTAAGCTAAACGAACCTACTATATTATTATTGTTGTTTGCATATGTCCCGTTAGTCTCATCAATATAAACAGCATTCAATCTCAATACATCAGGAATACCCAGACACCAAGGACCCGTGACACCACTTGCGTTTGTATTTGCTTGAATCTTGATATAAGTTGACTTATTTATTTGCTTAGCAATCGGTACTGTACTTGATCGTAAAGTATCAAAGTAAACCGATGCAGTAAAGTCAGCATTGCTCAATTCACCAAGGACCACATTGGCTACGGTGGTAGAAATAATATTGATTGTTCTTGAAGAAGAAGTAAAATTGATAGGAACGCCAGCCGGCCAAGTTTTTTGATGTGAGAGACCGGAAGAAGCAAAACCGAATACCGAATCAACCGCCATTGATGTATCAGTTGTAACCGATATAATTCTTTTTGTAGCTGTATTGCAATAGAAATAATCACCAACTTGATACTGTGACAAGAATGCTGTAGAAGAACCGACAACATTCACCGAGCTTGTATTGACAGAAACAGTACCAGACTTGTTTGCACTATAACCATTTGCAGATGGAATTACAATGAATGATCCTTCGGAAGATTGTGATAAAGTCCCAATACCATAGTTGAATGACTCGGTGCCAGTACCCACAACGGCAGGTATTGAAAGTGATAAAGATCCACTTACAGCAATAAAACTTGAATTAACTCTGTTTCTATATACATACCGAGCTGTGGTTGAAAATCCTTCGGGTCTTATTGCATTTTGACCAAACGGATAAATCATTAATTCACCATCTGATGCTTGTACTTTTGTAATATTCAAACTATTAAAATCTTTATCAAGAACAATATCTGCTACGGCTTGTAAACCGCCGCTTGAATAGATTATGCTGCGTACATCAGAGATCTTTTGACCAGCAGACATTTGAATATTAAATACGTAAATTTCATATACTGCATCAACGCCGGGAATTCCCGATGAATAACTAACACCACGAACATAAGCAGTACCGATTTTTGTAGCAGAAGAATATGATGTTCCTAAGAATGTTTTTCCTGAAATAGCAGTTTTTGCTACACTGTGTAAATCAACTTGAGTTGCATTTTTATTATTGAAGTCGCCACAGAATTCATTTACATTCAGATAGTAACCAAATGTTGCTGTAACGATCTGATTATTGACCGTCGTATAGTCAATACCTTTTCTTAGATCAGCAGTATTATTGTTGATGAATTCAACTCTATAACCTTTTACGTAACCGATGCCGGGGGTTGCAACGATACTATTGTATGTTGAATTTGCAGCATTGTTTGATATTTTATTTGTTGTGCTCAGAAGAAATGGATTGACTATGTAATCGCCGTTTGTTTCGTATGTTCTGCGAGCTGTATCCTTAGCTAATGCTGCATATTGTGGATCATTTTTGATTGAAATTGGCATACCGCTCTTGAAATCACAAAGCGAAAAGAATGTCGTGGTATTTGCAATATCGATTGTATTTCTTACAACCAATGTCGGAATAAGCTTTAAACGATGTGCGCCAGGTGCATCATAATTTGG